GTCGGCTGAACTCAAGTTGGCTGAACTCAAGTCGGCTGAACTCAAGTTGGCTGAACTCAAGTTGGCTGAACGCAAGTCGGCTGAACGCAAGTCGGCTGAACGCAAGTTGGCTGAACGCAAGTCGGCTGAACGCAAGTTGGCTGAACTCAAAGAAACTTTTTCTTTAACCGCTTTTTCTACTGCATCTTTAATAGTTGCGTTTTCTGCTTCATAGATAAATAATACATTACCAAAAATACTTTTAATTTCAATTTTTGTTTTCATAATATTTTGTTTTAATTGTTATTTGATAGGGCAAATATAGAAAGAATATTTTTACTAAAAAAATTTTTTAGTATTTATTTTATAAAAAAAGAGCTAATTTTTTGTTAGCCCTTGAAAACATTGGTAAAATTATTTTAAAATATTTTTAAATAATATCCAATACCTATTCTTTTTTCTGTATCAAATGAAGCATTTAGTATATTACCACGTTTATTTTTAATACCAATTCCTGCAGAAAATAAAGGTTTATTTAAAAGTAAAGTATTTGCCACGTTTACACCTAAATATAAATTGTTTTTTGGTTTGGGTGCATCTACTTTTAATTCTTGTGGCTTTATTGTGTAGTCTAAACGCATTTGCTTTATATTACCCATCACTTCGCCTGAAACTTGAGCGTTTATATAGTTATCGTCAAATGATTGCTTAAAAGCGTTTATTTCGATTGCTTTGTTATACGCTTGTATTTGTTGCAAACTATCCATTTTTAAAAACTCTAATTGCATCTTATTATTTTCTTCAAATAGTTTATCTATTTGGTTTACATAAAAGCCACTACCTGCAGTATCTTTTATTGTTCTAACAATAGGTACGTTAATTACTTTTTCTTTTGTTACAATAGAGCCTTTTATTTCTTTAGTAACTACTTTAATTTTTTCGGCTGTTTGTGTTTCAGTATTGCAACCTCTAAAAAATAGTACTGCAAATAATAACACCCAACCTAAATAAGCTAAATAATCTATTTTTTTACTTTCCATATTTTAAATGTATTATTTTATGATATACTTTATTTACGCTTTCTTTATTACAACCTCTGTTATAATAGAATTTTATAATTCTTAATACTCTTTGTAAATCTGACATATTTATATTTTTTTAATTTCTTTTATTACTTCTTCCCAATATTCATTTTCTTTATTCCATTCATCTTCATCGCACATATTAAAACATATTGCATCCAATATATTATCAACTACTATTAATGCACATTCTTTTTTTTCGTGTATAGATAAGTCTGTTTTATAATTTAAAAAATTATACTTATTTATTAACTCTATTGCTTTTTCTTTTGCTTCCATATTAAAATATTATAGGATTAATACTTTTTTGGTTTTCGTAATAGTTAAAAATAATAAAACTGCTATTTGTGTTTTTAAAGTTTGTTTTTACCCAGTCGCTTGGCGGACTAAATGCCCCAAAGTTTTGATATTCAAAAGCAGATGAAGAAGTAAAATCTAATAATAATTGGTGGCTATCACCCTTGCTAAATTCTATTGTATAGTTATGTAGTCTATACTCATCAATATAATTTTTAATTTTTTCAATTTGTACAGCATCTAAATGCGGTTTAAAACCAAACTTCATATTTTTATCATCCTTACCGTGAGTTAAAATAAAACATCTGTTTTCTACGATATAATGGTCTATAAATTTTCTTTGATTGACTACCTTAACATTTTCGTATTTAAGCTCTATATATGCTTTAAATGCACTATTAACAATATATCCAAAACTTCCAGCGTGGTTATCATTACAAATATTAATACATTCTATACTATTGTAGTAAGGAATTAAAGCATCTATTAAACGTATTTTAAAACCTAACCCAACATCAAACGCTTTTTGGTTATCCATATTTTGCGGTAAACTATGCCCACCACGAGTAGTTACTGCATCATAGCCATCCATAAAATCGCCAAGCTCGTGTATAATTAAAGTATCTGATTGCTTGTTAATTAAAGTTTGTGAAACCATAATTTCTAAACGTTTTTCTACTTCTGCTTCATTCCAAACGCCATCATATAAACTATATCCGTTTTGGTTTACTTCCATACCAATATGCACATCAGTATAAACTAACCTGTCAAATATTGATAAATCTAATTTGTTTGAAATTTTAGGTAATTTAATTGGCTTAACTAAATCTTTAAAAATATTAGTGAAATCAATTTCTTTTTCTAATTCTACTTCTGTTTGTGGTTCTATGTATTCTGGGTTCTTTACAAATATACTACTTTGCTTTGTTTTAAGCCACATATGTTTAACCGAAGTATTAGGTACATCTAAATCATTTGTAGCATTATAAATACCCTCGTGCTGGTCTAATAATCTTGCTCTATGCCTTTTAATATATGTGCGAAGTAAATCTACATCACTATTAACATTACCACCATCATTAGTATTTAATAGTTTTTTAGCTATTTCTGTATCAGTACAATTTTTATTAGCTTGTAATAATTCAGTTAATTGTACATCGTAATCATTCCATTTTGAAAATCTCATAACTTATTTGTTTAAAAGTTTCAACAAATATATAAAAATATTTTGTATATCAAAAAAATATGTTATATTTGCGTATTCATAATTTGTTTTGATTAATAGTTAAGAAAAAACCCTTGCAGTATTTGTAAGGGTTTTTTTGATTAAATGTTTTTATATTCTTGCTTGGCTTCAAAACTCGGACAGGCTTTATTTACGCCAAAATCTTTATGTCCCTGGACTATTGCGTTAGGAAATTGTTTTTTAGCTTGTTTTATTAGATATAATAAACTTTCTTTTTGTTTTGGTGTTCTGGTATCTTTTGGCTTTCCTTTTTCATCTATACCACCAATATAACTAAAATGTATTGAATTAGAATTATAACCTTTAACACCGTTAGTAATTTGCTCATAGTTTGCTAATTCGTGTATAATTCCGTTAGCATCTATTAACCTATGATAACCTACAGAATTCCATTTTAAAACATCTTTCCAATAGTTTAAAATTGCTTGTTTTGTAGCGTTTGGCTGTGAAGCTGTGCAATGAATTACTATATAATCAATATTTCTCATCTTTCTTTTTTCTTAAAGTTTCTATTGTTTTTAATACCGTATAGAATATAGAGGCAATTAATAGAATTATTTTTAAAGCGTTTTCTATGTTAGAGAAACTTAAAGCCATTGTTATAGTATTTAAAAAATACAATTTTAGATCGTTATGCGACATTTTTATTTTTCATTAATCGTTCAACAATATTCGTTACTCCCTCTATAGTTATATAAGAAGTAGAAACTATTACCCAATCAGTAGAAGTAATAACTCCAAAGAATAAACCTATCGAAGCTATTACAAATACTGTTAGTTTTCTACTTAACCACTTATTTAAAAATAAATCTATTTTCTGTCTATTCATTACGAAGCAAAAGTATGTTTAGGGTTATTTACTTGTATTTCATTACTACCGAAATCTATTTTATTTTCACTCATAACGTCAAAATGGTAACCATCTGCGTAAATAGGCTCTTTAATTACATTAAATTTCTCATCATAAGTACCATTCTCTAAAACGATTAAACCTAATTCTACAATAGCTTGTATACCTTGTCCGTAAGCTAAAGTAATTTCTTTGTTAATGTTTTGTATTTCTACATAAACTTTTTTTGCTAATAAATCAGCTATTGCAGTTTCTTTGTCTGTGTATTTTAATCTATATATGTACATATTAAATAGTTGTTAGTTCTGCTAATTCAGCATTAGTTAAACGTGTTTTCCAAATAATAGAAGTATTTATATTTGTATTTTTAGGGTTTGTATCTGAACCTAAATTACCTAAATATAAATTATTAAAACTTGGGAATGTAATTGCACCTAAAGTACCAACTGAAACACCATCTAAATATGCGACAACTTGACTTGAATTATAAGCAATTGCTAATCTATGTTTACCTGTTGTTAAAGTTGTTGTTTCTATAGTACCTTGTAAAGATGCACTATTATTAAATATAGTTATATAAGCTTTATTTGAATAACACTCAATAGCTAAATTGTTAAAGTAACTTCCATTTCCGCTTCCAATTATAAAACTTTCAATACCTTGTTTAAAATTAAAATCTACAAAAATTGTCCCCTCTGTTTGCCCTATTAAACTACTTATACCTGTTTTAGAAATTACATCTGCGTTTCTTGTTACTGCTGCTGAAGTTGTAGGAATGTATGAAGTAGCGTATGAACCTGCTTCTATTTGAGCACCCCAAATAAAAATGCCAGATGTTCCGTTACCTGTTTGCCCTACTCTTAAATCATATTTTACAGTACTTGTAGTACTACTTGGTGTGGTAAAAGATATTTTATACCAACCATCTTTAAATAATTCTGCTTTAGGACTTATAAATTGGCTTGAATCTTCATTAGTAATTGTTCCATTATTTAAATTTATAGTTAAAAAAGAACCTGTTACTAATCTTTCTCTAAATCTAATTGTATTAAATTCTGATGCTTTTGCATAAATAGAATATGTATAAGTTCCTGCTGATAAAGTATTTACTTGTATTAATCCTATTAATTCATTAGAATTTGGTAAAATACCATTATTTACTATTAATTTATCAGCTGTTGTAGTTCCATCAGGTGCAGTAGCAACATTAGAAGATAAAGTAGCGTCAAATTTTAACCAATTTGAATTGCTGAAATCCTCACTATAAGTAAAATTATTCGTTCTTTGTGGTTCTACTAATATACTCGGACAAGTTCCGTTTGTATAGTCTAAACGTGGTACGTTACTCGCTACGCTTTCAATTAAACCTGCACTATTAACTCTTGTTGCTGTTGTTGCTCTTGTAACACTTAAATCACCACTTCCATCAGTTGGTTTTATAGCGTATAACTTACTCGCTTTTGTTCCGTTTGGCGTTACTACCAAAGAAGCACTTTCAAATAAACTCATTATATATTTTCTATTAAATTAATTAAACATTGTTTAGCTTCAAATACTCCACTATCTGTAGCAATTCTTGCTATAAAGTCTATAACAGCTTCTATTTCATTACCTAAAATTTCAGTTTGTTCTGCATCACTAACAGAATAAATAGAACCCCAAGATATATCATTATTTATAGCACCTTGACCCCAACCTATATCGTTGTTATTCACGCCTTGCCCCCAATCTATACTATTTGCCATTATTAGATTTTAAAGTTTCTACTTTTTTTAATTGCTCAACTTTTGCTAAATATAAATTTAACTTTTTAAAGTTTTTAATTTTTACGTTATTATAAGTACCAGCCACCATAAAAATTATTAGTATCAGGATTTACATCCTCGTTATTATTTCCATTATATTCAGGGTAAGTATTAGTATTATAACACATAAAATCTATAAACCTTTGTGTATAACTTTCAGCTATATCCCTTTCTTTTTCTACTAAAAAATCAACTTCTGCTTTGTCTACATTTGTAGCGTTTTCAGAAGTGTGTTTAAACAAACCTTTATTACTTAATGTGTATGCAGCAAATGGTAAATAGTAAACCATTGCCCAATGAATAAGCATAGGCTTAACGTAAGTAGTTAAAAGATTTTTATAATCTATAAACTCTGCTTCGTTAATATCGTCGTTTAAAATCAAATCCTGTAACTTTTTGTAAAGTTTAGAACCTAAATAATTTTGAATAGTAATATCTTGGCTAATTTTGATATACTCGATAAAATCGTCAGCATCTAAATTACCATTTGTAATTGTAAATTTCTTTACATCTTCTGTACTTATTAATAATGCGTAAGCCATATCTTAATTTGTTTTAGGTAAAAATCCCTTGTTAGGCATATCTATCGGTCTTTGTGCTACTAAATTTGGGTTTTTAATAACGTATCCGTATTTCTCTGCTTTAGCACCTGCTATCTGTTTTGCTTTTGGTGAATTAACATCAATATTTACACCCTCAAAACTTGCGTAAACTTGCTTATTCCACCTATGATGGCAAGCACCACCGCCTTTATAAAACCAAACATCTACAAAAGGCGAACCATTAGCACCTAAACCTTTTTGCTCTCCCTCGTTATTAGTTCTAACCTCATTTACTATTTTGCTTGACATAGCAACAATATCTTCTTTACGATATATTTTTTTTGCTTCAATCATTTTTTTGCAAAATAATCTACTCTTTGAAGAAGTTTCTCCTGCATATACATATCTTGTAATAAATCTAATACCGTCTATATTTTCATCTTGCTCACTTCTTGCGTTACCTCTTGCAGTTCCTGTACTTACAAAATTATACGCTTTGCTTAATAAACTTTGTTTAGGCTCTTTAGATAATAATTCATTTTCTGCATCATCATTATCATAATCTACTTCGCTTTCATCAATTAAAAGCCATTTATCGTTAGGCGTTTCTCCTAATTGAATTAAAGTATCTGCTACTTCATTATCAGAATTATCTTCGCTTAAACAACAAGTATGTGCAGATAATTGTGTCCCTGTTTCTTCTGTTACTTGGTCTGTAGTTTGTGCATTTGTTAAATCTGTAAATTCTAAAGGCTGTATTGTTTTAAAGTATAATTTTAACTTAATATCATTAACAGCTAAAATAATATCTAACGCATCGATAATCTCTAATTGATAAGGTTTGATAACTAAATTATCATATAACAAAGTAGCTGTTTTAATTTCATCAGCATTATTACTAAAACCACCACCAGCATCACGAATACCTAAAAGCATTGGCGAAGTAACTCTATGCCCTACAACTAATTTTTCAAAACATTCTTTACTTAAATATTCGTAATGTGCAGGTGCATCATTTAAAGGTATATCATCTACAGTAGTTTTGTTTTCTACCGAGCTGTTAAATCCTACAATTACTTTTTCACCCCTTGCACCTGTTAATTTTCTTTTAACCTCGTTTGCAATTTCTTCTCTTTTTTCTTCTGGTGGTACACCATTATTAAAATTGATAACTTTAGTACCACTAAAGCCATTCATTACATCATTAATAAGGTAGTCTGAAACTTCTTCTTCTAACTTTGCATAAGGTAAAGCTCCTGAATAATCAATCGGAGTGTAATAATGGTAACCACTAATATAAGGCTTAATAATGTATAACTCTACTTCTTTACCATCACCAAAACCAAAAGCAGGAATACGTTTTATTTCTTCACTTGGTTTTTTATTAGCCCAATCAGGATGATAATACCACGCTTCAATTTCTCCTTTGTCGTTACATTTTTCAGCACGTAAAGTATGCATTGGAAAATGGTCTACAAATTTAACCTCTCCTTTTTCATAACCTACTTGCATAGCTGCCATTCCTAATAGCTTTCTTTCTAAACCAATTTTCTTTAAACAATTTGGTTTAATAATAGAAATCATTTTAGCGTACTCATCAGGTTTTTTATTAGCGTCTAATGCTGATATACCTTTTCCGTAAATCATATTAGAAACCCCTGTTATAATAGCGTTATTAGTTGTGCTGTATAAATACCTTTCAATTAAAAAATTAAAGTAATTATTATCTAATCCGTATTCTACAAATTCACCTTTTTTACTTTCGTTTATTTGTGGCGAAGTATATGCACTTAAATTTAAAATGTGAAACATATTATTCAAATATTTTATAATCGTTATTTGTTACGTGTTGAGTATATTGGTCTTTGTTAATCGTATAACTTGCAATAGTTTGATTTGTACAAAATACCTTATCTCTATAAACTACATCAGTACCATTTAAAATAGTAAGAGTATAGTATTTATTTTCTTTTATTGGAAATATTGCAGAAGTTGCTACGTAATATCTATCTATTGAAAACGTGCAATTAATCTCAACTTCTATGTTTGTTTCTTCATCTCGTAATACAATAGCATCAGCATCACTACCATAAATAATAGCGTTTAATGTTTGTGCTGTTTCTTGTTCTCTTAAGATTATCATATTGTTTTATTTAAAAACACAAAAGTTATGTTTTTGTTTCGACATATTATAAAAAAAAAGCGAGAATTGTTTAAAATCTCGCTTTTCAAAGTATTTATTAATTAAATTTATGAACCAACTACTACTGTGAAACCTGCAGCAGTTAAAGTATCTCCGATAAAGTTAGCAGGTACTTTTTCTTGTCCTGTTAAACTTAAAGTATAACCTGATAAATCTCCCATTGCACCACCTGTTACAATAGTACCACCTGTTACATCCATACCGTGCTGTAAACCTGCGTAAAAGAAATTACCGTTGTTATCTTCTACGATAACTTGAGGGCGACCGTAAGCCAATAGTTTTAATTCTTTATTATCTTTTGGAGTTAATTTTTTAAATGTTAATTCCAAAACTTGCTCGAAAAACGTTGTTCCGTTTTCTCTTGAGCTATTAACGTTTTGAGTAAAGGTAGAAGCACCTTTCAACTCATATTTATAAGCACTTGGAGTACCTGCAACCGCATCGATTACATCCGTATTTGTAGCGTCGTAAGTGTAACCTGTTGCATCTCCGTAATTAACGAAGTAAACATTTTTTAAACCACCTACGCTATCTTTACATACTTCCAATCTACCTAAACTTAAATCACAAGCCATAGTATATATTTTTTAAAAGTTAAAAAAAAAGGTGGCGTTTATTGCACCACCTTTAATTAGTTATTTGTTATTAATTATGCTGGAGTGTAAAGTACGATTTCAGAACCTACACCGTATTGAACACCTGCAGTAAATCTCATTACAACTCTTACATTTTGACTTCCGTCAATATCTGCCATATCAATTAATTTAACTTCGTTATGGTCAGATAATAAACCTGTACCGAAATATAAGTTAGATTTTTGAGCAGCCATCATATAGTTAGAAGCTAATCCGTTAGCAACAAAGATTTTAACACCATCAAAAGAAAGTGAACCATTGTTAAACCATTGTGTACCTTGTGAGTTAGTACCGTTAGCACCTAAACCTGAAGCAGCAAATCCGCCTAAAGCTCTTACGTAAGCACGAGCTACGTTTTGAGAAACATAGATATATAAATCTTCTTTTCCGTATAATGCAGATGGAATAGCATCAACTACTTTACCTAATTCAGCAATTACGTTAGAAGCAGTAACTGTAGTACCAACTACATCAATAACAGTTGCATCAGCAGTAGCTAAAGGCACAAATCCGTCAAATTGTCCTGCTGTAGCGTTAGCACCTCTCCAAATAGATACTTCGTTGTTTTCTGCTACTTTAGCAGCAACGTGTCCGATTAAATAATCAGCAAAAGATTTTGGTAAAGTTTCAAAAGCAGACATTCCCATTTCAATAGATTGCCAAGTACTTGCGAAATCTTTTTTACATAATTCTAAATTTACCTGAAATTCCTCAGGAGTAATAACTCTTTCAGTTAAAGTAACTGTAGAAGTTGCATCAAAAGCACAAGTAGCATTTTTAACGATAGCATCAGTAGCTAAACGTTGGATAACTGATTTGTACTTTACGTTTGGCATTACTTCAATTCCACCATTTTCAATAGTAGAAGCTGATAATAATGCAGCTGAAATGTATTTTTTTGAAAATTCACCAGCATAAGTTGTTGTAATACTTGTTGTAGTAGCCATTTTTTTTAATTAATTATTAGTTTGCTATTTTATTCATTACTCTGTCGAAAGTAGTCATTACTCTGTTTTGAGAAAATAACACTTTTTCAACGTTTGGTTTTGCATCAGGGTTGTGTGTTAAAGGTTGTGCAGACAATTCTACTACTTCTTTTACCTCTACATTTTTCATAGATGCTAATTCCGTTTTTAAACTTTCGATTTCTGACTTTAAAGCATCAACATCTTCTTTTGAAAAATGCGACTCTTTAACTGTAGACTCGATTACTTTTTTAGCGGTTGCTGTTTGTGCTGCCTCAACTTCAACTTCTACTTCAGGTGCTGCTTCCTCTACAGGTGCTTCAACTGCTGCTTCTTTGATTTCTTTGATTTCGCCTTCAACTTCAACTACTAAAATCATTCCGTTATCAAGAGTATACTCACCTACAGGCAATGCAACTCTATCTTCACCATTAACAATAAACACCGCTTGACCTGCTTCAAACATTTCTGCTTCAATTACGGTTCCGTTGTCTAATGTCATTTGCTCAAGTTTGATTTCCATACCAAGCAATTTTTTGATTTCTGTAATTACGTTTGACATATTTATTAAATTTATTTAAAAACAATAGTTTTTAATTGTTGTTGTATTTTTAAAAATTATTTATATATTTGTTGAAACAATTAAAACAAATATTATGAAAACAGCAATGCAAGAATTATTTAGCCAATTAGAAATTGAGTATCCTAATTTATTTAATACAAACACTTTGGATGGTAGAAAGTTTATAAATGATTATTATAAATTTTTTGAATTGGAAAAAAAACAACTTAATGAAGCACTTAATTATGATAGACCTTTTTTATGTTGTTGGGAAGATAATTCTGCATTTGAAGAATATTACAATCAAACATTTAAAAATAAATAATTATGGGAGATATTTATAAAGAGCATATAAAAACAGAAGCTTTTAATTTATTTTTTCAGTTTTATAGAGATATTATTTCAGATGAAAAAAAAGCAAAAGAATGTGCTTTAATATCATTAAAATTTTCTAAACAATCTGATTATAGATTTAAACCTATGTATGGTGGTTGGATATGTGGTATATCTTATTTTAAAGATATAGAAGAAGCAATTAAAAATATAAATTATGAAAAGTAAACTTTTACGTAAAATAAGAAATAAAATAACAATAGAAAAACAAGGTACTAAATATTTTTTAATTGATAAGTTTTTAAATATTGAAAACGAATTTTATAAAAATATTAATTATAAAGAAATTTTACAAATAAGGAGAAATAAAATTTTATATAATGCTTATATATTATATGATAAAAAAATAAAAATAACTAAAAAAGGGTACTAATTATAGTACCCTTAATTTTTAAACAGATAACAATCTATTTATTATTGTGTCAATAGCGTTTATATTGCCATTAACTTCTGACTTTGCTTTTTGTACTTTAGCTAATTCACTATCTAAACCTAAATCTTTTATTAATCTTTCTGCTTTATCAAGTTCTTTAATTAATTCTTTGTTCTTCTTTAAAGAAACATCTGCTAATTTAGCGGCTTGATTCTTTAATTCTAAAGCTTTAATAACTTCTTTATTTGCTTCTGCTAAAGTTCCTTTTAAATCATCATATATTGTAGCTAATTCAATTTCGTGTTTACTTAATTCAGTTTTAGTAAATAATTTACCAAATACGTTTTTTTCTTGTGGTGTCATTGTTTATCCGTTTACTCTTGTTATTACTCTTACTCCGTTGTTTTCTGTAACGGTTAAACTATCTACTCCTGATGTTTGCCCAATGCCTTGATTTTGTAAATCACCATTGCAACATTCTTTACTATAAGTGTTATCATCACATAGACAACCCTTTTTACCATTTACTGGACTTGTTTTACTTTTTGTTTTCGTACTCATTTATTAAAGATTTAATTTGTTCAACAATACTTTCGTTTTTACTTAACTGCTTTTTTTCTTCTAATTTATCTGCAAAATAACCCTCAAGGCTAAAACCTTTTACTTTACCTGTTTTTACATAGTCATTCCAAATAGCATCATCTTCTACTTTAACCGAAGCCATCCAAGTACCTACAGGTACACTTAAATTATAAATAGCTGATTTATCTTTTTCGGTATTTTCAACTATCCAACTTTCAACTACGGTTAAGCCTTTAATTTCTTTACTGTGTTCTAAAGTCCAATTATTTTGGTTGCCATTTTTAAAAAATAATTGACTTGCTTTATTTACAGTATCTTTTGAAAAATAAATATAATATTCATCTTCTCCATTGCGTCTATAAATTGGCTTTTCAGGAATTAAAACCGCACCCATTAAAATACGTTTTTCAGTATCTACTTGAGCTAATTTAATTTCTTCAGATTTTAACGCTACGAAATTGGACTCAATAGCAGGTGTAGCTACTACACTAATAGCATCTACTCCGCTTAATTCGTCTTTCTCGTCTATTATTAATTCTATTAAATTCATATCGTTTTATTTAAAAACATTAATTATTAAATTTTGTTATTTTTTATCCTATACTTGCGTTACTAACTATATTTCTGTCTAACGCTTGCTGAGTAGTAACTTGGTTAGCAACTACATACGCTTGTACAGGTTGTTGACTTCCTAACGTTTGTGCTAATTGATTTACACCTGTGTTACCTACTACGTTAAATTGTGGTGCTGGTGGTGCTGTAGGTGAATCTCCACCTGTACTACCTGAAGAAGCAGAACCACCGCCACCTAAAGCCCCTAATGCTTTTGTAGTTGCCGATATATTTGCTGCTATTCCAATACCTGCACCTACTTTATTTATTGCTATTTCAGCAGCAGATAAAGCTGTACCACCTGGCAACAAAGCATATTTTAATTTAGCCGCAGCATTTGCCGCTTGTGTATTAATTATAATTTTAGAAATACCTATAGCACTCTCTGCTATTAAAGCCGCTTTTTGTAATCCTTTATTTTTTTCAAACAAACCTTTAAACAAACCTATACCTGCTGAAGCTGTATCTAATGCTTGGTTTTGTATTGATAACTTTGCCTCTGCAACAGCTCTATCTATTTCAATTTGTTTATCAGCAATTACTTTAGCATCATCTAATTTTTTCTGTGCTTCGGCTTTTGCTTTTTCATCTTCTGCTAATTTCTTTTCAGCATCTTCTTTATCAAATTTATCTTGTAACTCTTTTTCCTTTGTACGTTGTGCTTCTTTTAATGCAGTTGTATCTTGGTCGTATTTTGTAGCTTCCTCAATTAGTAATCTATATTGCTCTTGAATTTGTCTTAATTCCTCTGCTCTACGTTCTGCCTCTGTGTCTATTTCACCTTGTCTAATACGTTCTAAAGCCTCTGCACGTTCTTTTTCTAATGCAATAGCTTTATCTTTAGCTTCTTTTGCATCATCGTTAGCCTTATCAGCTGCCTCTTTTCTTTTAGATGCTGCTTCAGTGCCTGCTTGTTTGTCAATATTATTTATAGAAAGTTGTAAACCTGCTCTATCGTTTTTAAGTTTTTCAATACTTTTTAAACTTTCTTTTCTTGTAGCTTCTGCTGCTGCTTTTTCTGCTACAGGGTCAAAAATCAAACTTGCACCTTTATCTAATATTTTACTAAATCCTGCAGATAAACCAAAATCTTTACCAATAGCAGAACCAATACTATCAATAGTTTTTAATACAGTTTGAAAAGGAATAGTTAAAAATTCTAAAGTACCTTTTAAAATATCTTTATTTCTTTTAGCTGCTTCAATTTGTGCCTTTGCAGTTATATCATTTTGTACAATTTGGTTTTCAGTTGCTTTTATTACTTGGTCTGTTTGAGCAATTTTAAGTTTTAAAATATCCTTTTCAGATTTACCTTGTAATTTTAATACATTATCTTGGCTACCTATTGTGTCAAGTTTTCCTTGCTCTGTATCTAAATTGGTTTGAGCTAATTCATTTAATTTTTCCTGTTCAGCACTTACACCATTAACCGCCTCTTTAATATCATCCCAATAAACAGCAACAGCACCAACTGCAACTAATAAAAGCCCAATACCTGTAGCTGCTATTCCTGTTCTAATTCCTGCTAAAGCATTTTTAGCAACCGCACCCATTTGCTTAAAACTATCTATACTCTCTCCTAAACCTTGCAATCCTTGAGATAAAGCCATGGCAGCCTGAAGCCTAACCATAGTTTCCTGTAGGTTTTCACTTTCTACACCTGCTAACGCTAAACTTCCCTCTACAGCAGCGAACCCACTTGCAACACCACTTAACGAACCTGATAACGCATTAAATTTAGCATCAGGATTAAACGCATCAGTTAAAGCTTTTGCATCGCCAATAGCATCTTTTAATTCACCTGCTCTTTTAGCTGCTTCAATAGCCTCTTTTGAAGTTGCTCCAAACTTTTCAGATAACTCTGCTACTTCTGCTTGTGCTTCTCTTAATTGGCTTTTTAAAGATTGTGTAGCTTTATCCGCACCCTCAATAGAATTAGTTATATTATTTATTCCAGCAGTAGCACCACTACTATTTAAATCAATTTCTATCGTTTTTGTAATTGCCATTTAACTGCTTGTTTAAGTTCTTTTAAATTGTTTGGTACTTTGTGTTTTCCTTTAGCTATATCTATAGCTTCGCTTGTTCCAATTTTTTGAAATTCAAGCATTTGTATAATTAATTTAAGCATCTTGTGTTATTACGATTATATCATTATTATTACTTTGTATACTATATAATTTTTCTACTCCTGAAGTATTTGCTTTAATATCTATTTCCACATAATTTTCACCATCAGTAATAGTTATTATTTGTCCGTCAGGGTCGTTTAAAATACTCCACGTTAAAGGCTCGTTACTTACAGTATCAAATTTCAAAGTTTGTGCTGTGTTACTTGCAAATCTTGGTTGTGAATTATTAAAAGTTAAACTTCTAAAATCTTGTATCAATTCAAACTTACTTTCAAAAGTATCTAAATCAGTTGTAAAAGAATTTATAATATATCTTTTATCACGTATTACAATTCTATCGTTTAAACGTAGGCTTAATAGCTCTGAGTAAGGTAAACGCATACTTACCTTAACCATTCTTGATTTTAAAGAATATAAGTTATTTAAATAGTCAAAATAGTAATCTTTAAATAATGTATTACTAACGGTATTTAATGTATAACTACTAAATTCTACACCAAAGTTTAACGTATGTATTTGCGTTTGATAACTTACATCTTGCCCTATAACATTATAGTTTGTTATTTGGTTTGTAGTAGTACCATCATTAAAATAAAAATCACAAACAGCGTTTTCGTATTGATATAAAATAATTGGTTTAGGTACATAAGCTGTATAATCTGTTTTAATAGCGTAGGCTACTTGTAAATTAGTACCTGTGAATTTATTAAATATAATATTTTCAAAAGGTAGTTTTACACTATAATCAGAACCATCAGTATTAAACGGATAAGATAAATCACCATACTCTTTTTGGTATGCATCCGAATAACTTTTATTTAAAATACTTTCGCTTTTCTCGTAATTAAAATCTACTTTCTTATATGGTTTAATTCTTTCAAAATCAAAATCACTAACGCAATATCCTGAATAATCTTTTATATTACCCTGATAGTACCAATTCTCTAACTGCTCTAAAGTGTATGTAGTTTCATCATAACTAAACGCTGTTAGGTTAAACATTTTTAATACACCACTAAAGAAATCGGTTACTTTCATATCTGGCATAAAAGCAGGTAAATCTAAATTTGAAGTTATAGAACCACTTACTATAGTTGCAGATGAAGTATTAGTTGTTGAGCTGTTATTTGCGTAATCGTATTCTGTAGTACTTGCTGAAATTGTACCTGTATAAGTACACGCCTGAGCAGTACTTAAATAAAATTGAAAGGTTCCATTTATATCACCAACACCTACATAAACGTTTGTGCCTGTACCACTTTGTAAATAAAACTGAACACCATCTTTAAAAATAGTTACTTGCCAATTTGTAGAAGTTGAAAGCGTTAAAGAAACAGCACCACCATTAAAAAAAGATGCATTACTTCCCGGATTGTTAAACTCGTTTATATCTAAAACGTAGTTATCATTATTGATAGTTAAATTTCCATCATCGTTAGTAATACCTGTAAATTCAACTAATACTTTTTGTCCTAATGGATTAAACGCTTCTTTATTCTTTAACCATAAATAAGCCTTTGTAAATCTGCTTTGAGTTAAAAAGTTACCGTTAAAATTAATGTTATACTTTGAAGCAATAGCATCAAATACCCTCGCTACTTTTAAAGCAGGTGATATTTCGTTATAATGTATATGATGTGAATTCTGTGATATATCATTTGTACCACCGCCACCATATTGCCAAACTCTATTACTTGTAATTAAAGGGAATAAAATATCACTATCAGAAGTAGTAGTAATTTTATTTTGTACGGTTGTACCTGAATAGTTAATAGTATAATCGTTTAACTCTGCAATATCTTTTAATTTATCTTCACCGAATTTATCAGTTAAAGATTTAAGCACTCCATAAAAAGTAAGTCTATAATCTTCAACACGATTGTTTTTAATTGTAGCACCCTCTAACTGCCATTGCCCTATTCTAAATACTTGCGTGTCAATTTCAATATATCCGCTATATCTTTTTCTAACATCAAAACCATTATCTAAACTATTTTCGTACCAATGCCTAAATATTTCGTTATTAGTATCACTTGCAGGAATTGTAAAACTCTGACTAAAATCTGTAAATACTTTGCTAATATCATTTACATTTTGAATAGAAGAAGTAATACTAATTTTTTCATCGTTAAATAACTCTATACGACTTGCAACATCTATTTCAGTTGGCGTAGGTGCTACTCCACCCAAATCATTAATTATATTTAATAAACAATTTTCTGCCTCAAAAGTACCGCCATCTATTTGCACTCTTTTAGCAAAATCACTAATAGTATTTAAAGCAACACCATAAACACCACCTAAAGAATTTATTTGAGATACTAAACAGCTATCAGCTTCAAAAGTACCACCATCAGCAATTACTCTATCTTTAAATTTGTTTACAACTAATTCTACTGAGTCGTCAATAGTTTTTTTAGTGTATATGTATAACGCTACTTCCATTAAATTACATCGTTTATTAAACCATAATTAAATTCAAATTCTATTTCGTAATTAATGTTTTTATCTTTTAAATGCGTTTTATAATCTGCACTTTGAGATTTTACTACTACAGGTTTATTATCCAATAGTACAACTTCACTCAATAACAAATCTTGAATTAAATCAAAATAATTCTCATCTATCCAACCTGTATTACATTTTATTTTTTGTTTACCTTGTTGGTTAAATGTTTTCTTTTGCCCCTGATAAACGTTATAATTTACGCTGCTAGGTAATAGGTTAAAATCTTTAGAAGTAGTTTCTATTGATTGAGTATTAGCTTTAAAGAATGTAAGAAACTCCCAACCACCAAAACGATTAATAAACGTACAAGTTATAGGAGTATATTTAGGCTCGCATAATTGTTCTGCTTTAATTGAATATAATTGTCCTACTCCATCTTGACTTATTAAAACTTCATTACTTGATATTAATATTCTGTACATAGAAGCCTCTGATACGCTAAAAGTTTCTACCGTTGTGCCATTATCTACATCATAATCTGCAGGCTCAAAAAACACATTTACATAGTTAGTAGTATAATCTTTTATATATTTTTTTATACTTGTATTAAACAAAGGTAAAGCTGTATTATTTTCTGAATTATTGTACCCACCTATATAATCTGTATAACCATTTAAACAAACAAAAGTTTCAGTAGATAATAAAGTATAAGTATTTAAAGTTAATTCAGTATATCTTTTAACTACGCAATATGCCCAAGTTTGCTCATCTTCTTCAGCAGGTACAGTAGTTGTATATGTTTTAATAGGTTTAATATATTCTTTTGCATAATTAGCTATGTTGTAAATGTTTTCCGTTTGTGTAGGGCTTGCTATTTTTTTACTTAACGTATAAGTAGGAATAATTGGCAAACCATCACTTTTATTGTATAAGTATAATTCTACTTTGCTACCTAATTGGTTAGTTTCATTTACCTGTATAAAATACGGACTTCTAATAAATATCTTTTTCATTATTTTTTGTTTAATGTGTATTGTAAAAATTCTTCAACATCTAAAGCATACGCTTCTACTAATTCATCTGGCAAACGTTCAAATGCTTTTTCAAATGGTTTGGTAAAAAATAAACTTGGCTTGATACCTTTATGATATATTGACCTTGCAATTAAAAACGATGTATTTTGGTATGATAAAAACCTTCCTGATTTATTGTCTTTAAATTGAATACCTTTTTGTTGTACCCATTTTAATATTCCATTTGTCAAACCACCTTTTGCTCCTGTACCACTTCCAAACTTAAATGGACTATTGGGTGCTTTATTCGAACTTGTTTTACCTTTGACACCTTTGTCTACAAACTCAGCATAATCTGTGCTTAAAAACGCTAAACGAAAACTATTAGCACCAACTTCAATTTCACTATCTAAACTATTGTATAATGCTTTTGTGTTTGTCTTACCTTGTTTAGATAAATTGCTTCTACTCTGCTGAATAACGTATTTAGCAAAGTCATTTAAATATTTATATGTTTGTTTAGTATCTTGCATTTAGCAAACAGTCATTTCATTTCTAACTAATACATCAAATGTTAAAGCCCAACCTGCTAAATCGTTTTCAAATCTTTCAGTAAATGGTTCAAAACTTGGCGAACCTGTTAACTCCCAAAAGTCATCTCTTAAATCACCTCTATTTAATCTATCCATTACTCTAACACCTAATTGCATTTGAGTATTCCAAACATCTACTTTATTGCTTTCATCTTTTTGATTAAGCAAATCCATCATTAAAATAGTAATATTAAACTGAATTACATTACCCTGATGTGTAGCATTATTTACCATTATGTGAGATAAAGGAAATAATGTACGCTTTGCTAAATCCACGCTAAATATATCACCCTCTGTAACTGTATTTACAAAAGGCTCATCTAATAACGCTTCTTTAATTTTATTTATAATATTATATACCATTTCGTTTTATGTTTTTAATTTCTATTTCTGTTTTTTCTTTTTCAAACATTAACCACATCATTAATTGAGTGATGGGAAGTTTTGTAATTGCATCAAATCGTAAAACATCGCCCTGTGCTGCGGCATAAATTGACTGATACCATCCGTATTTTTTTCCAAAATTTGCTTCGCTATTTCCGAGTGTTCCACTTCGTTCTGTATATAATACATCAAACCTTGCACACAGTCGTTGTGCAAAGTCGAAAAAAAAACCATACAACCTAATACAACATCTAAAGGCATATACTTTAAATACTCACTATATTTTTCAGAGCTTTCGTATTCTTCAATAGTATATAAACCTTTTACTTTGCTTGTAATTGGTCTATATAAAATAGCCATTGCTTTATGAATTGTTTGCGTATCAGATAAGTAAGCCTCTAAATCTATGTACTCGCCAGAAGTCATATCTTCTAACTTTGGTATAAAACCAAATTCAACTGTACCCATTTTAAAAGTAGGTATTAGTTTAGGTTTTTGACTTAACAGATTATTTAAATGATTTAATAATTCTTGTGTATCAGCTAACCTAATACGTGCTACTTCTTTTAATTGTATATCACAAAATATTTCAATAGTTTTTTGATTAACAAACTCACTCGCTTCGTTATCCTTAACCAATTTTTCAAACTTTTGATATTGATTAAGAGTAATTTCGTTTAGCGTTTCAGGAATTTTAATATCTATTTTCATAAGCATTTATTTAAAAACATTAAAGTTTAATTTTTGTATAAAGTAAAAAGCAACTATATTTGATTAGTTGCTAATTTATATGCGTGTATTAATTTTTTTATTTCTCCTACGTTACGTGGTAAGTTAATAGTAACCTGCTTACCTGTTTTTTTTAATATATGTACTTCTACCATATAAATCATTTCGCCATACGTTGGTTGATTAGTAGACATAATAAGAACCTTTATTTGGGTTATCTAAATGAAATGTAACGTTATAACGTATTGCATCGATAGCGTGGTTAAAATCATCTATGTATAATTTACTGCCTTTGTTTAGGTATGCGTAATTATTTAACTCCTTTGCTATATTACTGCTATCGTTATCTACTATAATATCATAATCTAACATCATAGTAACACCACTTTCAATAGTACCTTTTTTAATTGGTTCTATGTTTAAACCTTTGTGCCTTAAATCTACTATTAGCCTATTCTCTGCACTATCAGCTATTATTAATTTATTGGTTGCTTTGTCTGTACATATCTTTGCCAATTCTTCCATACGTAAACCATTCTGATACAAATGCTCTTTAACGTAAATCTTTTTATGGTCTTTGTCTATTGCAACTTCAATAAGTGTATCAGGGTCAATACTAAAACCAAAGTCTAAACCAAATGAAGTAGGTAAGTTGTTAGGGTTAAACGTACCAAATTGCCAATTAGTAAATACTACTCCCTCTGCTTTGTCTAACCATCCGCCTAATATCTGATGCTTGTATTTTTGTGGTCGCCTTACTTTCATATCTTCTACTTGTAGTATAAAAGACTGCGAAAGGTTAGCGTAATTATCCTCGTAAGTTGTGTGTATATATGTAGTATCTCCTTTAACTAAATTACTACCATCTGCAACACCTTTGCTTTCGTAGAAACGTTTGTATATGAAGTGTTCTTTAGTTGCAGGATTAAGTACTAATATAACTCTGTTTTGTATTCCTTTGGCACGTATAGAGAAGTCTATTTTATCAAAAGTATCTTCATCGTTTAACTCCTCTGCTTCATCTAATACCCAAGTAGTTACTCCAGCTAAAGATTTTAAGTTAGCTGTTTGTGTACCGCTACTAGTTTTAATACCTTTAAATAAGATTTTAGAGCCAGTTTTTAAATTTACTATTTCGTCTTTAGTAATATAAAAATCGTGGCTTAAATTAGCTGTTTCAATCTTATCAATAAATTCAGGTATAATAGAAACGTGTGCAGAAGTTAAAGTATAACGTGTAAATAATATTACGTGTCCTACTTCATAAGTAAGCAGAAGTAAAAACGAATTAAGGGAGTAGGATTTACCGCTTCCCCTACCCCCTGTAATTACAAAGTATCTACTATTAGCCCCAAGTAGATTATATTTTTTATTAAGATTTATCAAAGTATGGATTTTGCATATAATAAATATTATTTTCTTCAACCCAATTATGATAATATACTTTTATGTTTTTATATTCTGTTATTTTACATTCAAAATCTTTTGAACAAACAAAAACATAATCATCTGTATTCATTTCTTTTGGTACAGATTTAAGTATATCATCTAATATTTTAGTCATTACCAATTTTAAATATATCCTTAATATTAAAATCGTTTATGTTATGTGTTGTTTCTACTGTTTCTTTTGGTTTACCAAATATATGCTCTGCTATAAATATCTGTCCTCTTTGGCTATCCATTAAAGTATTCTTAACAAAAGTCTTTTTAGCTTCATCATCAGTTTCAGTATTGTATAATTCCTTTAAAGCGTTTACAAATAAAGTATTTACTTTTTGCTCATCTACTTTTGGTTTACGCCCTGCATTTTTATTACCACCGTTATATTTTCTTTTATCTTCCATAAATCAAAAAAGTAATTATTATTGATTATCTATAGTTGCATCATATACTAATTTTAACTCCTGTATCATATCACGCCAACAAGAACCGCAGCTTGTACTTTGAAAGTTAATATTAAATACTTCTTTATAGATAGCCTTTAAACGCTCTTGTAATTTAATTGTTAATTGCTCTGGTTGGTTTGGTAAGAAGTCTTTTAAAAACGTTATGCTATCTTCTGACAAACAGTTTAGCGTTTGGTTCTCTGTACTTCTGTAACTCCATAACTTGTTAAGCGTTTCTTTTCTATCTTCGCAACCGCAGTTTTCACCAAATACAGATTTAACTACACTTGCTATTCCTGTAGTTTCTAAAACGTTTTCAATAGTATCACCTAATCCTTGAGCTTTCTTTTTCCTTGCCATAATTATATTTTATTTAATTTATATTTATTATCCTTATTATTTATATAATGTCTAACTGAACTATAAGAATAATTTAAAGCATCACAAGCTTGTTTTATTGTATCATAAAAAATACCTGTATCTAAATGTAAAACTTGTTTAGAAAATGGATTTTTACCACCTATTTGATTTCTTACTCCTACTTTGCAATTATGCAATATTTGTAATTCGTATTCTTTATTAATAGCTTCTTTTAAATCTTTAGTAGTATGTAAAATTTTAACTACATCATTATCTGTACAAAAATTATTTTTACTTGAGTGCTTCCATAATCTTTTTTGTAAATCTGTTGTAACTCCAATATAATTATCTAACGTTAAATGATAAATTATATATTCTTTGTCTTTAATGCTATATAACTTTCCCATATTGTTTTAGTATTTTTTTATGATATAATTTATCTTTTTTTGTTATTGTGTAATTACCTTTTCTGCTTTTGTGTAATGCGTTTGAAATCATAAATATTATATCAGCATCTGTATCTATAAAATCTTCTTTAGTTTCAAACTTACTTAAAGAATTAAAATCTATATCTTTGTAGTAATTCATTAAAGTATAAATTTGTTTTACTGCTTCCATATTATTTTAAATTATTATAATCTTCCTGGAATAACTCCCTTAACTTTTTCTTGTGTCCTTTTAGTGAATGGAATATAGAAACAAAACTAATACCTGTTTCTTTTGCTAACTTACGCATAGATAAATCACTATCCCTGTAAATTGTAAATAGTTTTTTATCGTACATATCCCAACTGTTTACTTCAGCTTCGCATTTAGTTCTAAATAAATGCCATTGTACTGCGTGCTGTTCATCAAAATCTATCTCTGCAGGTTGGTCTACAAAATCAACTATTGTAAACTTATTATAAAATTGAGTAATATAAACGCTACGTATAACGATAAAAATATAACTTTTATTTAAATTACCGTTTGTAAAACATTTTTCCTCACTTGAGTACATATGTAACTTAATATAAGTTTCCTGTACTATATCTTCATAGTTAATCTTATCAAATACTTTAGCGTATTCGATTAATTGCTTATGGTGTTTGTATAACTTTTCTAACATTAATACAAATGTTACAAAAACGTTTTGTATTATTAAAACATCATTGTAACATATTTGTATAAAGTTATTAACTATTCTTCTATTTCTTCTTCAAAATCGCAGTGTTCTAAACAAGCACTACATAAATCACTCCAAATGTGGTGAGGTTCTGCACCGCAACAATTACTATATTCGTTCATATCTTATTTGTTTTTAAAAGTTTTCTATTTCTTGTTTAACTTCTTGTAAAAATTCAATATGAAAATCATTGTATTGAATTGCTAAATCAACTGCAATTAATGCACATTGTTTGGCTGATTTCCAATTTCTTTCTAATATAATCCCAAAATGTATTGGCTCAATAGTTTCTGCATAATGCTCAACTAATTCTTTTGCTTGTTCCACTGCTGATTGTTTCATATCTTATTTGTTTTGATTTTGTTCAAACCATTCTTTTATATCTATAAAGGTAACAAAACATTTGTTAGCGTCTAAAATACCGACTAATAAATCTAATACTTCTATCTCACTATACATTTTCTTGTCTTGTTCTTGTTGCCATTTAGCACCTGCAATAAATGATTCATTTGGAAAAAGTAAATCTAAATCTTCATTATTTGAGGCCTCTTCAAGTGTTTCCTGTTTCATAACTTATTTGTTAAATGTTTCTTTGTAGTATTGTTCTCCAAAAGTTAAATGTTTTTCCTCTGCAAATTGTCTTATTTCAGATTCAGTCATTTTATTAACTCTGTCATTATGTAAATACTGTCTTAAAGCACAACTATTTCCTGCCTCAATAATCTGTTGTTTTTCCATTTCTTTGGCTTGTTCGAAATTTTCTAAAGACCAATTAATAAAGTTTGCGTGACTATTTTTAAATTTTTCTTCTAACCATTCTACTGCTGTCTGTTTCATAACTTATTTGTTTTTAAGTTAAAGAATAAAGAATAATATTGTAAAAAATACTACCCAATAAACTGTAATTAATAATACATCTGATAATGTTAGTTTTGCTTTCATAATTTTTTTGTTTTAATTGTTAATAATTGTTTGGCAAATATACAAATACTTTTCTAATAAAAAAATTTTTTATTACTTTTTTTTTTATTTTAAATAACTATCAAACATTTTAGGGTTAATTTCTCTTAATTTATGCCAATCATCATTAGTATAATCTAATAGCATTTTATCCCAAAACTTTGTTTTTTTTAATACCTTGTTTGCTTTTAAATAATCAGCTACTTGTAAATTACTCATTAACTTATTTACTTTAGTTCTTATTGGAATAACTACTTTACGCTTTGGCTCGTAATCTTTTCCATCGTAATATTTTTTAAAACTCCATTGTTGTTTATAAGTATCTTTTTGCTGTTGTATTAAATCGTAATATTTTTTTATGTATTCTTTATCCTTGTTTACATATGCTTTTACAATTAGTTTAGAAGCCTTATCTGTTTTATAAGTTTTCATTTTTTTAAAGTAATTGTAAATATTTGAGCGTTTGCAATTAATATCATTTGTTACGCTACGTAATATTTCTGCTTGTTTTAAATGCTTTAGCTCTTTATATTGTTGTTCTACGTATAATGCTTTTAAAACTGTATTTACTACTGTTCTATTTTGTAAAGTTAAATCTACTCCTAAAGTTTCTTTTATTTCGTTAATTGTCATTGTTTATAGTTTTATGTAAATGAATTATTGTTTTGTTTATTGATATACTTATTTCGTTTGATGATATTGGTTTTGTAAATCTTGTTACTTCGCCTTTGTATTCGTATTCAATCCACCATTTGTATTTATGATAAACAGGGTAAACTTTATAACCTTGTTTAATTAGCTCGTAATATTGTTTACTTGTATCTTGTAAACTTTCTATTTCTTTACGTTTTGCCATTGGTTAATTCTTTTGTTTTAATTCGGTATATTGCTATAAGTTCTTTTACATCTTCAATAGATAATAAAGCAGGATTGTTTCTATCGTTTACAAGTTGGTTATATCTTTCTATTCCAATTCTATTAGGCAATCTTAAAGCGTACTCTATTAAATTACCGTGTAAATCTTTATTACATCTTATACAAGAGTTATGCACGTTATCTTCATTAAAGCGTAAGTTTGGACTTGAGCCTACAGAATAAAAATGTGAAGCGTTTACATCGTTATCTTTTAAAAACTTATCACACGAAACGCAAGGCTTACCTTTATCCCTTGTGCGAATGTAAGTATTAAAAACCTTTTGGCAAATATTTAAGTAGTCTGATTTTGTCATTAATTTTTCCTTAAGTACTTTCTTTTCTTTTTGCCAATCTTTTGCTTTTTTACTTTTCATAAATTGTATTGAGCAGGCAATCGAACAGACTATTTGAGTATTATTCTGCGGTGTAAATTTATCTTTACAGCTAACGCATTTTCTTTGATATACTTTTTGCATTAGAATAGTTTTGTTTGGTTAGTGTGGTTTACTATTCTTTGTATTGCCTTATCGTAATACTCTTTATCTAATTCACAAGCTGTTAGTTCAAATCCGTAATCGTGACAAGCTATTGCTATTGAACCTGAACCTAAATGCGTATCAAGTATTTTATCTCCTTCTTTAGCATAATTTTCTAAAAGCCATTTATATAATTTAGCAGGTTTTTGTGTTGGGTGTATGCTTCCACCTTGCTGTGCTATTAAACCTCTATTGATATTTACTTGCCTTGTAGCTTTTTGAAAACTACTATATGCAATTTCTCCATCACTCATACTTAAACCTTCTTGACCTTTATACCAAAATATCCAACCCATTGTTCCTTTTGTCAAATGCTCTACAAAATAATTAGCACCCCATATAATTTGGTTTTTAGATACTCTTACTAATTCATTAAAATATTCTGAAGTAGGTATTTCATTATCCCATTCTTTTTGTTTATGTAATTTTCTTTTGTGTTTTGGATTTTTTGTAAAAGTTTCTGTTTGCCCATCTCTTTCAATTCCATAAGGCGGGTCTACAATAGCTAAATCAAAATAGTTGTCAGGATAACGTGACATCAAAAGCATATTGTCTTCGTTTGTTATCGTTATTTTATCTGTAATTTTCATAATTATAATTTTAAAGTTAAATCATCGTTTGGACTTGGTAACGTAACACCAAAGTATTCAAATGTAAAGTTATTAATTTCTGCGAGTAAATCCATAAATTGACTTGTTGAAAGTTCTGTAGTAGATTTTATACGTTCTATTACTTCGCCTGTTTCTTCATTTACAAATAGTGCTTCTTTTAAAAACTTTAGTTTAATTAAATCGTGAGTGCTTTCGTTTGTCATTATATGCCCAGCTTCTTTTAAACAATTTTGTACTATTGGAATAATTACACCATAATAAAATCGGTTTTGCTGCGTACTTCTTTTCTTCTTTGCTTTTTCAATTTTAATTACTATTTGTTTACCCTCAAAAGTTTCTATTGCATCTTTAATTAAATTTGTATTGCGTGTTAAAGTTCCGTTTTTAACTTCGCTTAATATCTCAAAATTCATTATAAAAACTCTTGTATTTCTTTAGGCAACCAATCGTTATCATCTACATTAAATTTAATTTCTTTAAATGGCTGGTTACGTGAATATTCGCATTTAACTACTGTTACATCATCATCATCTTTTTCTACAAATACTACAGTTTCAGCTTTTTTTAATACGCTACTCCCAACGTGTCCTACAGGTTTAGAAGTACCAAAATTTTTATGTAGTATTCCTGTACAGTGCATTTTACCCTTTGCAGTCCAATTAAGTAACTTTTCTGTTAAACCTGTACTTTGTTCTAAACTATTAAAATCGGTTACTAAATCTACAAAGCCATCTATTGACATTAAACCAATATTATTTTTAAATTCGCTTTCAAATACTACCCAGTCAATAAAATCAAAACGTTCTTTAGGCGTATAACTACGTAACCCAAATGTTTTATAATAATCACAATTACCACCGATTAACTCTAATACTCTACGCTGTACTCTTTGTGCGTGAAAGTGAGATTGTTCTGTATCAAATGAAAGTACGAATTTTTTTTCGTTGTTATGCCCTTTAATACTTGGGTTATAAATGTTTGATTTACCACCAATGTAAGCTGCTTCAATCATTGACTTAAAAAATGTTTTTCTACTTTTAGAAGCACCTACTATGCAACTGAAATCACCATACGAACCAAAAGGTATTGGGTAACTATTTCCTTTATAATTACTTTCTCCGATGCTTAATGCAATAGGTTGCTGTTTTATTTCTTCTGCAGGGTCAATTAAACTATCTTTAAATATTTGTTTAAAGTCTAAAATTGGTTCTGCATTATTAGTTAAATCTTCAAAATTAAAATCATTCATAATAGTTTATATCTTTTAATAATTCGTTTGCAGTTTTTACAAAACTTTTTTCTACTAATTCAAAATCCCAATTCTTTTTTAATTGTTCTATAATTTCTTTTTGGTTTTCTGAAATTATATTTTTATCGTTTTGCTTTTGCTCATCTGTTAATAAATTTGGGTTTGAAGTATTAACACCTATTGAGTTAAAATAATTTGTTAGTTCTGTATTGTTTAAATTTTTTTGTAAATATATTAAGTTGTAATTTAATGACAAAGATAAATCTGATTTAATTTTCTTTATTGCTTCCTCAATACTTCCGTAATACATTAAATTCTGATTTAACTGTATTGCTAATAATTTAGCATATAATAAATTTTGAGTTACAAATTGTTTGTTTTTATTTTCTAACGCTGTATTTAATAATTTTAATGCTTCTATATCTTCGCTATAGATATTGTTTTTATTTCGTTTAAATACGTTGTAAATGCGTTTAAATGCGTTTTGTTCAGTCCAACTCATAACCTATCTTGTTTAATTTGTTGTTTAGGTGCAAAAGTCTTATCATTTCTTACCCAAGTTGCTAACCTGCGTTCAATATCAAAAGTTTTTTGTAATTCAAAAAGCATTTTAGTTTTAGATAAATTAGGTTCAGTCCAATATTGAAAAAAGTTTTTAAGTAAATCCATTTCGTATTTGTTTTTAAATGGTACTAATTTTTCTTTAAAAGCGAGTGTGCGAATTTCTAAATTCGCTTTACTATCTTTATTTATTACATTTACATTAACACTATCATTTACACTAACACTTACAGTTGAATTTGTTGAAGTTTGTTGAACAAAATCAACATTTGTTGAATTTGTTAAAGTTTGTTCTTTTAATTTTGCTAATCTTCTTGCTTCTGCAGATGCTTTACCTGCTGCTGAACGACCTTCTTTAGTTTGTTCCCACTTCTTTAAATCACGTTTTAATTGTAATTTAATCATTTCAAAAACTATAGCAATAGAATTATCAATTACAGGATTTTCATCGTTTACATAAGAAAATAATGTTTTTAAAAGTATACCAGCTTGTTCATTAGTCATTAAATCAATAATAGATTTACTATCAGAATACAATACAAATGAAGTTTTATCTTTAGCCATTATTTACCTCACTTTCTAAATAACCAATTTGTTTTTTTAATTCACGTACTAATCTAACTGAAGTAGATTTATCTAAACAAATTAAATTTTCTTTCATATCAATAACTATTTCATTATAAATATTAATAAAAACTTCTAATTCATTTTGGTCTGTTTTACTTCTTTCGGTTCCTTGAAAAATTAATTTTACGTTTGCCATAACTATAAAGGTTTAAAGATTACCTATAACTATTAAATTAAAAAACCCTATTAAGTCAGCAGTATTGTGAGAAGTGCTTTCCTAATAGGATTTTGTATAATTTTTTCGATAAATTTGCAATGCTTCTCACTTCATTACTTTGCAAGTATAATATTTTAATTTAAACCTGCAAAATTAATTACAGGTTTTTATTAACAATTTTAAAAAGGCAATCCGTCTGCAGCTTGTTGTAATACGCTTGGTGTTTCAACTGCTGTATTAGTTAAACTTGGTGCATCTTCTTTATCTATTCTCCAACCATTTAAACTACAATACCATTTACCATTATAAGAATTACCACGTATGTTAATTCCTACCTTTACAGATTGCCCTAATGCGTATTTATCTAATATATCGCATTTGTCTTGTACAAAATCAATAGGCACTTCTTGAGGATATTGCTCATTGGTTTTAACTACTAATAATCTTTTTTTGAAAGTTCCTGCACTTCCTACTGTTTCTGTATTTCCAATATGGATAATACTTCCAATTACTTCACTCATTTTTATTTAATTTAATTATTTACTAATTGTTCCAAATTGAAACCTAACTTTATTATTTTGGTCTTTACAACCAAGATACGATAATTTACCTAAACTATCAAATTGATTAAACCAAACCCACTTTTTTAATTGAAAATTAAATGTAGCAAAAGCTCTATCGTTTTTAATTTCAAATTCATTCTGTTCAAGTTTTATTTGAATAATTGGATAATCATATAATTCTCTACCAATACCTAAATTAAAACAAGCACGTTTAAACGCATCACTTGCTTCGCCTTTTTCTTTTTCTGTATTACTTTCAGTTCCTACATCTTGTTTCCAAACCCATTGATTAAGTTTTTCTGAATAAATACCAACTGAACAAAATAAATTATTGTTTATAACTTCATATTTCTTTTGCCAACCCTCAACACCATAAACAGCATCTAATCTATTCATATCTACTCTGGCATCTTTGTAAGGTAATATAGTAGCATAACCGCCTTTATTAATTGATTGTACTCTAAAATCAATATCTTTAATTTCTAATGGTGTATTTAATAACATAATTTAGTATTTTACTGTTAAACTATCTGAAGCATATTTTACGCTTACTTTTGGTACATCATTTCCATAAGCATCAATTACATCTTGTTTTAACGCAAGTTTTAATAATTCTTCACGTTGTTTTAATTCCTCATTTAGTTTTATCCAAATCTCATCTTCTGAAAATTGTATCATTATTCTGCCGTTAGTAGGGCTAAATTCACAGCCCATTTCAGTAACTTTAATGTCTTTTACTGAATCTTTTAAAATAGTTACAGCATTGCTTACAACATCGTTTAAACGCACCAAATTAGCTAAAGCCGTATGCTTTGAAACATTACCACTATCAATAATGTTTTTAGCTAAATTTTGCCCAGTTGAAACAGCTTCTTTTTTACTAAAGTTAGCAGGATATAAACTTGCTACTTCTTGTTCTCTTAATTCTAAAAATTGATTTTTGCTCATAATATTTTTGTTTTAATTATTAATACTGCAAATGTAAATATAATTTATTTAATAAAAAAATGTTTTACTATTTTATTCGATAATTCTTTGATAATTTTTTCTTATAATAGTATCTATTGGATACGCTAATTGGTTTAAATAAGTTGATTTACTTACTTCTTTACTTTCAAATACTGCATCTATCATTGGCTCAAGTGCATTTTCAAACGCTTTGCCTTTATCTATAATTTCTTTTGCAAGTACGCTGTTTGCACCTATATCGTTTAATTCCGAAATTAACATATAAGATAATACTGCTATTTTGTGTGATGAAATATTGTGTTTTTTATTGTTCATAATATTAAATTTTATATCATATATTTTATTAATATTTTTAAATTATCTAATAAAATATTATATATTCTAATGTCATTATAGCTATTTGCATAAAGTACATCCATTTGTTTTTTATTAGCACATTTTGTATTTAATTCTTTTTCAGAAGATTTTAATACTTTTTTTTTTGCTGTAAAATAGACTTACTTAAATTACCAAATAATTCTATAATTTCATCTTGAGTGGCGTTTTTACAAAATTGTTCTGTTTTCATAATCTTAAATTTTAGTTATCATATCAGATTCCACTAACATTATATTATCTTTAAGCAATCCTTTTTCTTTTAAAATATTCGCTAATTTAATAGCAAAGTTTAAATTGTATTGCTTACGTTTTTGGTAAGATATTAATTGGCTACTAATTCCTGTTAGTTTGCTTAAACGATAAGCGGTTAAATCTGTTTGTTTTAGTAATTGATTGAGTGCGTTCATAGTTTTCTTTCTTTTTTAAATATTTCTAATAGTTCTTTCATTGTGTATTGGTCTGCGTTTTTTAAAAATGTTGTTAATCTCCACTCTGCAAAATCAATAGCGTAATCATCTGCTATTTTTTCGCATTCTTCTGCGTTATAATTTTTTCTTTCATAAATCTTTTGTTCTGTAAATTGTTTAAATTGTTCTTTTAGTGTCATAGTTATAGTTTTAAAATTTCTTGTTTAACTTCTTGCCAATAGCTTTTATTTACTTCTCCTTTGAAAATATTTGTTTCCACTTCAATAGCTAAATCAACTGCTATTAATGCACATTGTTTGGCATCTTCAGGGACTGGTAAAATGTAACAAAAATTTAATCTGTCTCTACATCTTAAATATTTATTTACTAATCTTGTTGCGCTTTCTTCTGGTGTCATTTTATTTGTTTTTTAAGTTGTTCAATAGTTGTTTCTAATTCTCTATTCTGCTTTTCTAATTTTGTTAAATAATCTTCTATTTTAATAAAAGCAACACCTAATTCTGTTTGTGCCATTACTTCAAAATCTACTGCATCGGAATGATAAAGCTCGTTGATTTCAATACCTAATTCTTCTAAATCTGTTCTAAATAAATTATTTGTCATTTTTTTTATATTTTTCGTTATACCAATATTCAAACTCATCATCTTCCCAACCACCAATATAAGGGCAGCTTGCACTTCTCATCTGTTGCTTTTCCATTTCTTTGGCTTGTTGGATTATACCAACTAAAACTTGAGGAATTGTTTTATCATTAATTATAAGTCCTTTAAACTTTAAATAATCTTCTATAAATTCAACCGCTGTTAAATTACTTTCCATAAAATAAATTGTCTAAATGGTTAATAAAATTAAATTCTTTTATTTCTAATGATTCAAATAAGTGAATCATTTCGTAAACTTTTAAATCAGTCCACGCTACTTTATTTTTTAACGTTTGAATTAAAAAATAATGTTTTTCTGTTTTACCATCTAACTTACTTCTGTTAGCAGGTGATAATTTTTGATAAAGTGTTTTCATAGTCTATTTATTTAAAAAAGTTAAATAAGCCTTATACGCTTCATATACTGCTTGTATTTGTTTAAAATCTTCTGTGTTACGTTCTGTTGAGTAAACTTCATCGCTTTCAAAGAAACTATCCCAATCTTCAATAGTTTTACTTTTGCAACCTATTTGTATTTTATCGTCAATAATTGAGTTACTCCACTTACAAAAAATAGGTAAATAAGCATTTTCTTTATTTTCAGCTGAACGCAAGTTGGCTGAACTCAAGTCGGCTGAACTCAAGTCGGCTGAACTCA